GACACTGTAATAGGTGGATCAGACAATGCAACAGTAGACTTAGGAGACTTTGGATGTACAAACATTCATGGAATTTTATGTTTTGATGAAACAACAACTGGTTCAATCGTAGTTACAGAAGCACCAATCACAACTGTAAGTTCAGGAGTAGTAACAATTACTTTTGGAGGAACAGCTACTGGAGCAAAAACTGTTATTCTTTTCGCATATTAATATGGGTCAAGGATTAAAGGCAGTTGGAGGTAACCCGGCAAGTCCGCCTTACAGAAATGGACCGTATACATGGGATCAGCAAGTTACATTCGCGCAAGGTTCTGGTTCACCAATCGGTGAGGGAGATACCTGGTATGTTGATGGAACAAATGGAGCATCTGGAAACAATGGTAAAAGTTGGACAACTGCAATGATTACAATTCAAGCTGCAATTACAGCAGCAGGCCCAGGAGATACGGTTTTCATAACAGCAAAAGATATTACTGATGGCACAGGTGAACCCACAAGTTATGAGGAAAACGTCATAATTCCATTAGCAACAAGTAATTTGTCTGTAATTGGAGTTAGTAGAGGTAGAACTCAGGGTGGATTACCACAAATGGAAGATGGAACTGGAACAACTGACGCTATTCTAAAAGTACAAGCACCAGGATGTTTAATTGCAAACTTAGGTTTCAATGGAGCAGGAAATACTGGAGGAGGAATTTTATTGGATGATGATTATTCAACTAAATCAGCTTTTGGAACAAGTATAATTGGATGCCACTTTAAGAATTGTAAAGGACATTCAACTCATGGTTCAAAAGGTGGAGCAATTATGTGGGGCACAGCAGGAAACGCATGGCAAGTTCTAATCGATGGAAACACTTTTTACAAAAATGTTTGTGATATTTGTATTATAGGAACAAGTAATACAGTACCACAAGATGTAACTATTCAAAACAATAGTTTTTCAGATTCACCCGCAAGTACAGATTGTAATATCTATACTGGAGGAAGTGGATTTGGAGGAGGATTACTTATCAAAGATAACACATTCGGAGGTTTACCAGCATTAAGTTCAGGTGACGTTGCTTTGTATGCAAAGATTTTGATATCTGGTACAAGTGCATCAGGAATGTTTTGCGGAAACTATTTCGGATCTTTAGGAACAACAGCAGGTTGGGGTTCAGGAAAAGCAGAATGTGATATTGAAGATGGTATTTGGACAGTTAATAACCGTACTGCAGCAGGAGTCATTGTCAGAGAAGCAACATAAAATGGTAGATAAAAAAGATACACATTGTTATGAATGCGGTGGCAAAGGTATAGCAAACGGATATGAGTGTAATACTTGCGATGGCAAAGGTAATTTGAACTTAGTTGAAAAACCAAAGAAGAAGAAATAACTTCATTAATTTATTTTTTTTATTTTTTATTATTTCGAGGCGAGGGGCCTTAAAACCCACAAATAAACAGGAGGAACAAAACAAATGACAGCATTAGGCGACGTAGGAACAAATACAGAGATAACCCCAACAAGTGGAGTCAAGATGTTTCAGGTAGTAACTGACGCAACAGTAGATGATGCAGATACTCTGACAGTGGATTTGAGTAATTTCGGATGTACTAACATTCATGGAATATTAGGATTTTCTGAATCAACCACAGGCTCAGTAGTAGTAACTGAAGCACCCATAACAGCTGTAAGTTCAAGCACTTTGACAATTACCGTTGGAGGATCAGCGGATAATAGAGTACGAACATACATAGTTTGGGCATATTAAATTTTTATTTTTTAAAAGAACAGCCTCGAGGATGGCTAAAAAGACCTCACAATTAAACAGGAGAACAAAACAAAATGATTAGAAAAATCAGAATGGTAGCGACGGTAGCAACAGGAGCAACAGGAGCAACTGCGACAAGTGAAACAATACATGGGAAAATAATGAAAGTTTCATGGGATGTAACTGGAGATTCAATGGACATCAACTTAGATAGTACTGGAGAACCAGTGGCGCAAGCAATTGTGAATTATACAGGAAATACGGACACAGTAATGTACCCAAGAACACTAACAGTAGATGTTGACAATGCAGCAAATAGTTTGTATGCAGCAACATTCCCGGTATATGTTCCTATTGTAGTTTCAGGAAAGTTAGTTTTAACTTTAGCAAGTGCGGCAGCTGCAGAAACAGTCACAATGGATGTTATTTATGAGGAATAAAAATGAAATTCATCAACAGAGGTGAGGATGTCCAGGTTAGAATGGATGAGGGACAAAGGTATAACTGGGTCCTCGCATACAAAAACCAAGTAGTAGAATTGCCAGAAGCAATTGGAAATCTTCGGGGGTTTGAAAAAGTAAATCCAAAGACCACAATTGGAAAAATTGGAAAAGTCAAAGTTGAAACAAAACAAATTGAACATGATTCTTATGTTGAAGGATTAAAAGATGGAATAGCAGCAGAAAGAGATGGTGTTATTTATACTCCGGATGATTTATTTTTTAAAGAATTAAAAGGAATTAAAGGAATTGGGCCTAAAACTGCAAAGGATATAGTCGAATGGGGAACAAAAGAAAAACTCCTTGAAAAAATAAATAAAAAAGAAAATTTGCCTTTTAGAGATGATGTTGAACAAAAACTTGGAGAACATTATGCCTAATGGATTGTCCCTTTCAATAAGAGAATTTAAAGCATTGCCCCAGAAACAACAACTTATTTGTCTTTATGAGAATCAATGTAAAACACTCAAATTAATCCAAGGATATAAGATTTATTATCGATTAACCTCAATAATTGGAAGTTTTTTGGTTGTAGGAGTTGGGATTTTATTTAAAATGCAACTGGGAGCTAATCCATGACTTATGTGACTATTGCAACTGTTAGAAGAACTGCAGGAATCAGTTCAACTGAAATCTCAGACGACGATGTAACTGCAATAATCGCAGAATGTGAACCCCAAATAGAGAGATCTTTTAATACTAAATTCACTCCAACTGAAAAAATAGATATTATTGAAGGCAATGGAACATCAAGGTTAATGTTATCAAAAAATCCTTTATTAGTAGTTAGAGAATTAAAAATAAACGGATCAACAGAAGATCCAGCACATCTGAATCTTTACAAAGAAAGTGGGAAGATAGTTTTAAATCAAGATGAAGATTTGACAAATAGCACGTTTAAAACTGGGGCTACAAGAGTTGTAGTTAAATATTTATACGGTTTCATGGAGGAAAGTTCAACTAGCAGCACAACAAGCGCTGCTGAGGTCGCAGGAACCGATGTGAGCATAGCCCTGGCGAGCATCACAGATTTTGCAGATGCTGATTGGGTAGAAATCAAGGGGATGGATGGATTAAGTGAGGTTGCACAAATTAATGCAACTCCAGGAGCAGGAGCAATTGTAGTGGATAAACTTATTTATGGTCACGTATCTGGAAGCACAGTAACAAAATTAGAGATAAGTCCAATTATGACAAAATTGATGAATTATGCTTGTGCTATTTCAATGGTTGCAAGGATTGTTGGACAATCTTATACAGATATTGTAGGTTATGGCCTTGGAGAATTTAATGTTCAAAAGGGTGAACCTTATACTCAATGGAGGGAAACTGCAACACAATTGGTCAAAGAAAGAGATTTATTAATGGGTAATTCCAAAATTCAAGGAATCTTAAAACCAAGGTCTTACATAGCTTAAACAACAATTTTTAAATAGAATGCGTACTAAGAGGGTATAATAAAAATGAGGACAAGTGGAAAAATTAATCGAATATTTTTAGTTCTGACTGGAATGATTTTTATAATGGGAATTGTAGGATCAGCAGAATTTACACCCCAAGGGGACATTAATCTAAGAAATGTTTATCAAATTATAAATGCCACAAATATAAGTGCATCATACTATTGTAATGCAACTACGTGCTATACAATACAAGATTTTATTATAGGTTCTAATTCAGGGAATTTATCATGGAATGAAAGTTATGCTGATCTTCTTTATTCTGCTATTGGAACAGGAGGAAATGTTTCCTGGAATGAGTCTTTAGCAAATACTCTTTATTCAGGAATAGAATGGGATTATAATCAATCTTTAGCGACATTTAATATGTGGAATTCTACTTGGGCTACAGACAATACTGGTACTGGCAACGTTTCCTGGAACCAATCTTTTGCAGAGATTTTATTCGCTCCTATTCTTTATGGGGCAGATTGGAACAAAACTTATGCTGATACTCTTTATGCACCAATAGGTTCTGCTTCAGGCAATATTTCTTTTAATGAAAGTTATGCTGATACTTTATATATGGATATAAATGAAATAATTCCCACTTTGTGGAATACCTTATTTAATAATACTTTAACAGGTTTTTTAACAACTTGGTTAGGAACTAAAACAACAAATGATTTAACTGAAGGGACTACAAATAAATATAATAATCAAAGTTGGAATGAAACTTATGCTGATGGTTTATATGCAGGAATAGGAACTACAGGGGGAAATTTATCTTTTAATCAATCTCTAACAGATACTCTTTATGCGGATATTTCTGTTTCCGGAGATAATGTAACTTGGAACCAATCTTTTGCAGACACTTTGTATTCAGCATTCGGTACAGGAGGAAATGCAAGTTGGAATGAATCTTATTCTGATACTCTTTATGCAGAAATTAAATGGGGTTATAATCAAACCACAGAGGCGAACGACTATGCTGATGCATTAATATTAAAAATTAATACCACCAACAACATGATGAGTTTAGGATTTTATAATGAAAGCGAGGTAGACTCTTTAATTTCTACCCCTGGAAATTTATCTTGGAATGAATCTTATTCTGATACTCTTTATACAGAAATAAAATGGGCTTACAATCAAAGTTTAGCAACATTTACAATGTGGAACAGTACATGGGATCAGGGAGGAGTTGGAGGGGATGACAACGTTTCCTGGAACCAATCTTTTGCAGGAACTCTTTATTCTGCAATTAAGTGGGGTTATAACCATACCACCCTATCTAATGATTATGCGGATGCCCAAGATGTCATATTTAACACCTCCATAAAAAACTATGTTGATGGGCAAGATGTGGTTTTTAACACTTCAATGAAAAATTATGTTGATGGGCAAGTTGCTGGATTAGGAGATAATTCTTCTTGGAACCAATCTTTTGCAGATAATCTTTACGCAGAGATAAAGTGGGGATACAATCAAAGTTTAAACACTTTTACAATGTGGAACTCAACTTGGGATAATAAAGGTTGGGTTTTAGATCAAGGTTATTCTACAACTGGAGATAACTCCTCCTGGAACGAAAGTTTTGCAGATACATTATATTCAGAAATAAAGTGGAATTATAATCAAACCACAGCTACATATAATATCTATAATGATGCATGGCTTTCAACCTACAATGCCACTTACGATGCTTTAACTCCAGGAAATTTATCTTGGAATGAAAGTTTAGCTGATGAGACTTATGAACCAATCAGTATCCAATTTGATGCCACAACAATTAATATAACTTGTATGAATTCTCCTTCATGCACTTGGTATTTAAATGCTACAGATTCATGTATATACTGGCCCTCAGGAGGGAAGGATTGCGGGGCAGCATAATGGAAAAATGGCAAAACGAGTATATAGTAGCACTGTAAAGAAATGGCTTGTAAGTAGTGGAGCAGTTACAGGAACTCTTATAATGGGAATTTTTCTTTATTTATCTTCTACTGGAGCAATAATAATTACTGGGTATTCGGGAGATCAAACCTGTGCTGGAAATATTTCTGATCCTTGTTATGCTTATGTAAATTTGACTGCTAACGAAAATATTTTCATTTATCCCACAGATTATGATCCTTGGGGAAGAGAGACTATTTTTAAATTTGCTCCCGGAGTTGAATCCTGGACACTTCAAAGAAGTTGGGGTACAGGATGGAGAGATATTCCTCTTAATGAAACTTGTACCGGAACATGGTGTGGGGCCCCGAATAATAAAGGAGTAAAATATTCTTATGTTTTAAGGAAGGATAGAGATTATGAATTTAGAGTAATTGCTTATAAAAATGAACCTTCAGATGTGGTTAAATGGGCAGTAAATTATGAGGATGAGGAATATTTAGATCCTACTTGGGAAGGGGTAGGAATCTCCCAAAATAAATGGGCAATAAATACAGACAATTCTGGAGTTGCTTATGACTATGATAATCCTTCAAAAGATTTTATAGTTAGTGTTAGAGAATCTACAACCAATGCAGGATTTAGTTTAAAGAAATGGGGAGAATCAGAATTTAAAGTTACTCTTCCAAACGTTGCTTCTGAAATAACTCCTGGATCACAAGGCCAAGGCCAAGATATTGCAAACTTATCTTATGGTTACGATGAATATACAACCTCTTGGTACATGGTTGATGATAACACTCTAGAATGGGAATTAATTTTGAAAAAGAAACCCACTACAAACAATTTTATTTTTGATTATGATTTATCAAATTTAGAATGTTATTATCAACCAGGATTGGATGTTCTTCACGAAAGTCCAAATCCCACAGGATGTAATGAAACTGATTGTTGGGATAAAGGGGGGAATTCAATTGAACATAGACCTGCAAATCTTGTAAATTCTTATGCTTGTTATCATTCTTCTATGTCTGGAAATGAATATAAAACTGGAAAGGCCTTTAATATTGAAAGTTCTTTTGTAATTGATCCAAATGGAGAGAAAGCATGGTGTAACCAGACTATTGCAAATGGAACTTGGGAAATAACTTGTCCACAAGGATATTTGGAAAGAGGTTCAATAATTGGTCCTACTTTTGGGGTTACTTCTATTGGTGGAAGTTCTACACAAATGCGTTATACAATTGGCCATATTGGTAAAAACTCAATGCACGTTGGAAGTAGTTCAGATACGGTAGAAAATTTAAGTCTTTATGCAACTACAAGTGGATCTTCTCTATTGAGTATGGCAATTTATAATTTATCTTCAAATTTATCTCATTTAAAAAATAGAGTTAGTGATAAATATAGATTTACTTTAGATGGAACTCCCCAATGGCATACAAATGAAAGTATTAATTTAACTCTTTCTGCAAATCAATCTTATGTAGTTGCGGTTGGAGAAATTACAGATGGAGATTCTGACGTTTATTATGATAATGCCGATTATGGAAATGGTAGGTGGAGATCAGTAGGCTTTACTTTAGATGATCCTTGGCCTGCAGCAACAAAAGCAGAAATTATTTATAGTATGTACGCAGATTATATCACAAATTCAACTCCAATTTTATTAAACAATACTGAAGATGATTTCTTTGATGCGGATATAACTTCTCAAGATGGTTCTCAAGTAAATTTATATTGTGATTTTATGGACGGTACTGGTGAAATGCCTTTCTTTAAGTTTGATATTTCTGAGATTCCTACAAACGCAATTATAGAAAATGCTGTGTTTGGTTTTCACACAGGAGATGAGGATGCTGAAACTTATGACGTTTGGTTTGTAGAGAATCAAACATGGGAAGAAGGACAAATAAATGATAGATGTGCGGGAGCAGATTGGTGTGGAAATATGACAGATTTTTTAACTACAAATTTATTTACAATAGCTCAAGATAAAACCAATGAATATAAATTTATTCAACTTGGAAATGCTATTCAGAATGCTAGAAATAATGCGGAAGATAATTTTACAGTTGGTTTTAATAATACTGCCTCAGCTTCTGAATATTTTTATGTTTTTTCAAAAGAAAACGTAGATACTGCACAACGTCCACTCTTAACAATTAGATATATAAATGGAACAGCATCAGAGGAAGTTCCAGAACAACCAACCATTCCAGAAATGTGTACAAACGGATGGTGTATCTTTAATGATTCCTACAACTTAGAAGATGTTTATATTAAAGAAAATATTGCTACAAAAGATGAACATGATGAACCAAGAAGTAAATGGGATCTTTCAGATTATATTCCTATGTTTGATTATTATGGAATTGGAACAACAGAACTTCAAATGTATATGACAAAAGAAGGTTCACCAGATTTAGATGTTGCGTACTTAATAACAGATCAAGGTTGGACAGAAGCAACTGCCTTTGGAAGTTTAACTATGGATCGAGAAAATACTAGTGATCCTACAATGTCTAGTGATTCTACAGGAAAATTTACAAATATTACAATAACTATTCAAGCAAATGCAAGTTGTATGAGAAACGATTCAAATTTTACAATTGGATTACAAGATTCAAATTATATAGTTGATCCCATAGAAGCTGTGGTTGATTCCTTAACTGTTTTAAATTTAGGTCATGTTAAATTTTTAGATAATAATAAATATGCTTTTATTCCAAGAGAGGATAGTAATTCAATTTATAGACCAAAGTTATTTATCTCCTATCCCGCAATGAAACTAAATGAATCTATTAGTGATGAAGATGAAACAAGATTTTATGATGAAGGATTTGATATCTTCTGGGATTCTTCTGTAAAATTAAAGGCAACTGGTGGATGTGGAATAAATGTAAACGGAACACATTATATTTCTGATCCTTATGAAGATGCTAGATGTAATTATAGTTCATCAACAAATCTTTCTTTAGGAAATTATTCAATAGATGTTTATGGATATACTCCGAGTGATAGAATAGTTAATGAAACAAATAGTTACTGGGTTAATTTAACTCAAAGAGATGTTTCTGGATACTGGTTATTTCGGGCCCCAATAAATTCTAGTGATGCAGATACAGGAAATAGTTATTCAAGAAGAAATAGTGTTGATACGGGTAATGGTCAAGATCTTGGTGCAATGTGGAGAAACTCAACAGAAGATGATGAAGGAAACTTAATTGGTGATGAGGAAAGACATTGTGATATTTGGTCTGAATTTTTCTTAGATGAACAAGGATATAGGTCTGGAACTATTGATGAAGTTTATTGTCATGTTTGGATTTATTATACTGGAACAAGGGATGATACAGGGTTTGGTTGGAGTGATTCTGGTTATCAAGAAAGTGATGGATTTTCCCAAACTTATTATGATGCACATAAAGGAATTAATGTTTTTGCAACAGATTCAAATAGTTCATTCCCAGATATTAATGCAACTTATTTTAAGTTATTAACTTATTATAATGATTCTTTAGGTTGGGATTATGCTGATGAATTTCAATTTTATAATGGAAGTTTCAAAGTTACTTCGGACAATATGCAAATAATGTCTTTTCCAAATCAAAGAAGTTGGTGTATCTTTAATGATATTAATGGTTCAGATTTAGGGGACTTGGATGCATTAGATTTAACAGATTTTGATGGTGATGGAATAACAGACTATGAAGAATTATTTGTAACAAGAACCGATCCTTACGAATCAGATACAGATGATGATACCCACGATGATGGAACAGAAAAGGATAATAATAAAGATGGGTGGGACCCATATGATTGGGGAACTAAACATATTTACAATCCCTCAACTCATGGGGGAATAGATATGTGGATGTATAAAAAGAATGACAGCTATCAAATTGCAACTCCAGTTGCCAAAGATTATAATGATACTTTAGATTGGGAATTCACTTCTACAGAATATAATAATATGGCTTCTTATTTTAGTGGTTCTGCCTATGCCAGAACTTTACAAAATACTACAGATAATTACCAACACTCGCAAATAAATGTTGTTGTAAATGTTACCCAAAATATTAGTAATATTATAACAACAAATGTTTTTTGGGGAGGAATCTTACAACCCAAAACAGCAGAAGATTATGGGGAATATTATGATAATAGAAGTTCTCAAATTGTAAATCATTCTGGAACAAATCTTTATGTTCCTGGTAAGAAAGGAAGAACAAAATCTTTATACTTAAAACAAACCAGGGAGGGTTTCGAAGATATAATTGATAGTGTTACAGATACTAGTGGATTATTGAGTTATGGTGTTCACTTAATTTCTTCAAGTAATGCTATTGCTGGGGATGTTCAATCCTTTTTAAATGTTGATTTTGCAGAAGTCTGGATTATTACTGGGGGTTCTATTTTAGATATTACTGGACCTACAACTTCTGATCCAATAACTTTCACCTATCCCAAAAATATAACAGTAAACTTAACTTTTACCGAAGAAGGTACAACAATAATAAGTGGATTCAATATAGAAAATATTACTGCTGGTGGTGAAATTTGCACCCTTCATGGAGCTACAGTTTATAATGTTGATCACTGGGAACAAAATTGTTCTTTACCTGATCTCGATTCAGGAACTTTTGATTTGGTTGCAACAGGAAATACTAGCACAAGTGGTTATATTTTGGGTACAGAACAAAATTCTATAATTAGTCAAGGTTCGTGTGTATGTCCAGGAGCAGGAAATAATTGGGAAGTGAATATGGAGGATGAATGTCAGTTTACAGATCCATGCACATTAACTATCGGAAATTTGAGTTGGATAGGATCAAGTGGATTCTTTAATTGTTCAGCCCAATTAAACTTATCAAATAGAAATGCACCTCCAAGTGCAACAACCTTTTATTTTAGTGATGAGTGTGAAATAATTTATTTAATTCTTTTACTTTTTACTTCGACAACAATATTTAAAAGAAAAGGAGGCTTATAAAAAATATGGCAACGAAAACAGAGCACTATGATGGTTCAGATTGCACCGGAACCACTGGAACTGCAAATAGAACTCTAACAATTTCAAACACAGGGACAACTTCAGGAAATGGTTTTCTAGTTTATAGTTCAGGATTGGCATTAGCATTGACTGATGAATACACCGTAGATCACAATTCTTCAAGTACAGTTATCACTTTTATACTTCCTGTTTGGGATGATCAAAAAATAATAGTTCAATACTCAGAAGAAATAACAGGATCAGAATCTCAAGCAGATGGAAATGATTTTATAAATGGTCCTTTGTCTGATTTTGGTGTGACTGTAACTAGAACTCCTGTAACAACAACCACAGATTTTCATGGGGATAAAATATACACAGATGGAACGGATGAAGATATTGATGTTGTTTTCGGAAATCCCAATAAAGCATATAATCTGGATAAACCTGGATTGACAGAAGTTTATGATGCAATAATGTATATCAAGCAAGATCAGACAATGAGCAAGTATGATAAAATAACTCACGATTCTAAAGTTTATAAGGTAGGCACTGTAAGCCCTAGAAACTTCAATGGAAATGCCATGTTTAAAACAGTAAACCTATTTTTCTTAAAAGATGAATGAAATTGAAGAAAGACTTGAAAAAGCCTTACCAAGTATTGCTAGAAGATTGTGGAATGAACTTACAATTGTTTGTCCAGTAGATACCTCAAGACTTGTAAATTCTATTAAAGTAAAATCGACGAAGGAAGGATTAATTATTTGGATGGTTGATTATGGAAAACATGTAGAGTTTGGGACTCCTCCACACATCATAGAACCCAAAGATAAACAAGCATTAAGGTTTAAAGGTGGAAAGGGAAAATTTGTTTTCGCAAAAAAAGTAAGGCACCCAGGATCAAGACCAAATCCTTTTATTAGAAACACAATCCAAAACAAATTGAAACAAATTATAATCGAAGAGATTAGTTGAATAACAATCTTTAAATAATTTGATAATTTTAAAAGGATAACCAAGAGGTTTAAAATTCAAGTGAATATCCAATCAATTAAGTCAGAGCAAGTAGTATTTCTAAGAAATAACGATATTTTTACAACAACTCAGAGAGGAGTTACAACTGCAAATGCAACTGGAACTCTTTCTGGAACAAAAGTAATAACTATTTCTAGGACAAATGTAAAAAATATTAGAAGCATAACTGTTGCTGCAGTGAATAAATATTTAGGTACAGATTACACTGTAGATTATAATCATGCAAGTGGATGTGTAATAACCTTTGGAGCAAATCAGACAGGAGACTATGTTGTTTCTCATGACTATGGTTCAGATAAAATTTATCCAGATTTCCCTAGGGATGATCTAACAATTAGTTCATATCCTAGAATCGCTGTAGATATTTTGAATGTTGGAATAGATGCTTTTGGAATTGGTGGAGATCAGTTTATTTCTAACGTGGCTTTTACAATAGTTATTTATGATAATACTTCCGATGCAATTGACGAATATCTTCAAACAATCAAAGATCTTTATGTTACAAATGCTAAGAGTTTTTATTATTTGAAATTTATTAAATCAACGTTAATTGGGCCAACAATAAATAGTCCGGATAAAAAAAATGAAATTATGTCTAAAAATTTAGATTTACTTGGAATGTTCGAGGTGGACACAGCATGAATCATAAATTAAAAGAGATCATGACCAATCTTGCTGCGGGGCACATCACAAAAGAAGAAGCAGATTTGCTTTTAAATCCGAAAGAATCAAAAAAGAAATCAAAAACAAACACCCATAAGAGAACGAATCAATTAAATGCTAAGGGAGATTTAAAACAATATGGAAAGGGATAAATTTAAGTGTCAAGAATGTGGAATCAAAGGAGTAAGATTAGATATTCATCACAAAATTCCCTTTTTGATTTCATTTAATAATTCATTGAGTAACTTAGTTACTTCATGTAGATCTTGCCACATGAAAATTGAGGCAGGAGTTGTTAGAGAATTAAAATCGGGAGGTAAATTACGATAGCACAAACATATATAGGAGGAGGAGGTTCAACTTGTTTATACGCTTTTGAGGACATGGATGGATGGTCTGCAGTTGCAGCAAGTCATACAAAAAGTGATGAAACTTACATGCCTTTTGGACAGGGTGTTGAGATAAATGTTACAAGAAGCAACAATGCAGAAAGAATTGTTGGGGTTGGAGCAAGAAATGCAACAGCAACAGTAAATAAGCAGTATGGTGGAGCAATTACAATCAATGGAGTTCTTTCAAATGCTTACTGGTTATTAGGAGTTTTAGGAGCAAATGCAGATGCAGAAACAACAGGAGCTTATACTCACACCTACACAGAAGCAAATATTCTCCCAAGTTTTACAGTAGTACAAAGTTTTGAATTAGGAACAACAGATTTTAATAGTGATTTGATTGGTTGTGTAATTAATCAGTGCACAATTTCAGCAGCAGTGAATGAGGCTCTTAAATTTAGTCTTGAAGGAATTTATAGATATGAGAATTTAGGCACTACACATGTAGCAAATTTGGCAGATGTAGAACCAATTTTCACATTTGCACATGGATCCATAGAAATGTCTGATGGAACAACTATTGCAGCAGTTCAAAGTTTTGAATTAACAATTGTTAATAATGCAGAAATGGTGTATGGGGTTGGAAGCAGATTTGGAACAGGAGTGGTTGCAAAGAATAGGGAATACAATTTCTCAATGACTGCAGCATTTAATGATTATACTGATCTTTTAACGTATTTCATGAACGGGACAAATACCGCATCAGCACCAGACGCAGGAAGTGGAACAGAAATTGCAACACTTGAATTGACATTTACAAATGATGATGGGGATATTTTGGATATAAATTTGACTGGAGTTCATTTAAATGAGGAAACATTACCTCAGAACGTTACGGAAGTTGTAAAAGAAGATGTAAGCGGTTGGGCAAGAGCATGCACAAACATAATCTATACAAACGATGTTGAGTTAGCAATGGCAGCAGCAGATAATATCTAAAATGGAAGATAAGTCGGAGAAACCACAAAATAAAATTCCATCTATGGAGATTGATGCAAAGAATAGAATTGTAGAGCAGACAAAAAAAGTTCCTTTAGTAATAAATGGTAAGGAAATATTGATCACTCTTAAAAAGATCCACACGGGGGTTAGAAACAAAATTCGAGAAGAATGTACAGATGTAAAAGTCCTTGGAGGACAGCCACAAATTAAGGTTAATCAATCAGATTTGCAAGAGAAGATTTTATCAAAAGCAATAATTGATGCACCGTTTGAGATTTCAATAGATGGAATAAAAAAACTTCCACCAGAAGTTTCAGATTATTTGCAGGAAGAGTATGATAACTTTGCAGAACCTACTCAAAAAAAAAATTCAGAATCAGAGGAAGCTTAAAAGGACATTACTTAGATGATCCTGAGATTTCCAAGGAGTTTGTTTATTGGTTTTTTGCACATAGCTTTGGATTTACTCCGGAGCAGGTAGATAATATCCCATATGATCGGGTGATTTATTTTATCGAGTTGGAAAAAGAATCCAAGAAAATAGAGGGAGCTCAATTTAAATAAAATGGCAGGAAAATTCAAAATAGAAATCCCAATTTCTGTTAAGGGAGAAAAAGAAAGTGGGAAACATATCGGAGAAAACGTAGTTTCACAAATTAAAAAGTCATTAAAAACAATTGGGGTTGGAGATAAAAAAATCTCGGGAGTTGCCGGAACTAAAACAGGAGATGGAGGGGCGATGGGATTTTTATCAAAAGGAATTGGAAAAATGACTGGGCTTTTGGCCATTGTTGCTACCGCAATTGAAGCAGTATATCTTTTTATAAAACCCGTTATGGAATTGCTTAAAACTGTTTTTCTTCTTTTGTTTATGCCTTTAATTCCAATATTAAAACCAGTGATGATTTTACTTGGGCAACTTGCAAAACACATGGGACCTATAATGTCAGAAATGGCCAAGGCGATAGATGGGATAATGGAGCCTCTAAACGAAGTTATTAAAACAACCTTTGATAGTCTCGGAAAACCAATTCAAGAGTTGTATATTGCATTAATCCAAATTTTAAGTGGATTTATTCAATCTCTTCCTAATATTTTACCTGTAATAATCACATTTATTGAGTTTCTGGGAGAAAATCTTGCAAAAATGGTGCCTATTATTATCGAGGCATTAACTTGGGCAGGAGAATTTTTGATCAAAGGATGGGGAACAATTAAAGATGCTCTTGATTGGGTAGGAGAATTCTTCCTTAGTGGTTGGGACACAATTAAAGGAATTCTTGTTTGGATTGGAAAATGGCTTGAGCCAATTTGGAATTCCATAAAAGGGATGCTTAATGATGCTTATGATGGAATAAAAGAGAAGTGGGGGATAATTATCAGTTTTCTTGATGGGGTTGCAAATGCTTTAAGCACAATCAAGAAAACTCTTGAATCCTTTAATCCTTCTGGATTTTTGAATCCTTCAGGAGGAATTATCAAAGCAATAGGAAAATTGTTAGGATTTGAAAAAGGAGGGGTGGTTCCAGGAGCAGTTGGAAGCCCACAATTAGCAGTAGTGCATGGAGGAGAGCAAATTATCCCTCATGGACAAAATAAGTCTGTGGTTTTACAACCAACCTTTCAAATCACTGCAAATATTAGTCAGGATATAGACATTGATGAACTTTCAAGAAGATACGGCCAACAAACAGAGATGCAATTAAAACAAAGGGGAATAATCTAATGGGAAATACTACTTTAAACGGAATAACAATTCATAATGGATCTTCTGCAGTTATCAATTCAAATGCTTGTAGCAAATCTTCATCCTTGACTGTAATTCCATTATATTTAAACGATTCCGAAAACACGAATGTATTTGATTTTGGAGGAACAGTAAAAACAATTAATTTAAGTGGAGGATATATTGCAGATACAGTCGCAGGTTTAAAAACTTGGGTTGAATCCCTTGAAGGATTACAACAAGGCCACCAAGATGTTGATGCAGGAGCACCGTATGAATTTGTCGATGATTTAAGAGGAACTATCAATGTCAAAGTGCTTGAATTTACATCCACCCAAGTCCAAGCAGAACCAACAAGAGTTACATGGACAATTAAATTAGTACAATCGAGCACGAATGCATAATGGCAACTAAAATTTATTTGGGGGCCTTTTTAATTCTTGTGGTTTTATCTGTTTCTATATATTTTTTAATGCCTGAGAAAGTTAAAATTTCTATTGAAAAAACAAGAGCAAAATATTTTGTATGGGAAGATGAAAGTTGGGTGCAATCTGCAACCGAATATGTTAATTTGTATGATGGAACTACTAAAATGAGGGCAAAAAGCAGAGAATTAGATTATTGGAATGATTCAAATAATGCCTATGCGAAAAGAACTTCCCTCTGGAAAGATGAAATTAAAACAATTCAAACATATACTTTTAAAATAGATAATCAAGAAGTAGAGCAATTTCCAATCTCAAATAAATTTGAATGTTTTAATTGTGAAGGCAAAATTGTACACTATGAAATTAGAGATATTTTATATGATGGCCCAACCCAAATAATCACAAGCCCTTTTTCCTTTGGACACAACATGAAAATAGAATGGCAAGAAGGATCTTATTACTCTAAAGTATTTCAACAAATTGTTAGTGATAAAATTATAATTAAGTATAGACCACAAGATAATGATGAAATTTATTCTGTTAGATTATTTGACCCATGGGATAATCCTTCACAAAATGTTACCTTAAATAGTCCAGCAAATAATAGTGTAGATTTAGATGGCTCAATAATTTTTAATTGTTCTGCATATAATAATGAAACATTTATCCAAAATATATCTTTATTAACAAATATTTCTGGAAGTTTAGAGATTAATCAAAGTTTTAATTTAATTAAGAATTATGGTGATGATTATTATTTAATTATTGAAGCTGATTCTGTTGATTCTGGTACGATTGCTGTTGATGATACTTTAATTACTGATTTAGGTAATGGTTTATGGAAAGTTAATTCAAGTGATGCAAATTATAATTTATCTAGAGCAAAAGTTATTAAAACTTTATTTTTTGGTGTAGATAGTTGTATTCCTGAAGGTTGCCCAAGAATTTTAAATTTTACAAATATTAATAATATTTATTCAAGTAGTTTAACAGATGCCAATATGAGTTTTTATCATCTTAGAACTAATTATCCTGACCATTTTAATACTCATAATTATGTTGATGTTTATTTTTCATCAGGAACAGATAATTTAATTTCTACTTGGGCTACATTTTATTTAAAAACAGCCCAAGATCGTTGGAGCTTATATATCCCAAATGGAACGCTAAAAGGTAGATCAGGAACTTGGTATTCTCCTTTTGGAACAGATAAAAGTGCTGATGAAATTAATGATATTGGAAATGATTATATTCAGTTTGAAAATTATGATGGAAGTGGAGACAAAACGGTAAAAAATATGACTGCTTTAATGGGAATTCAAACAGGTACAATGTCTTTTGTTAAAACTCTTGCAGGTGCAGAAGATTATTGGAATGTAAAGAATTTTACAGATGATTATGGAATACCAAGAATGATTCATGAAGGTAGTCAGCAATTTTATACTAAGGTTTGGGATGCAATTACTATTAATAGTTCATTACTTTGGACTTGTCAGGCTTGTGATGTTGATGGGGATTGTTCTAATTATAGTGAAACAGAACAAAGAGTTATTAATGTTGACCACCCAAGAATAACAAACATAATTCCAAACACAACTATTCATTTAAAATTATTAAATATCTTTGCAAACATTACTGCAAGTGGTACTTTAGATTATTGTTATTTTAATATTACTAAATCTGGAGCTATAGAAGTTTTAAATACTAAAATGAATTGTTCTAATTTTACAAATGTTACTACCCAAGTTTCAAGTGAAGGAGACTATGTTTTGAATATTTATGCTAATACAAGTACTGGACTATTTTCTACAGAAAATTCTTCATTTACTTATGATTCTCTTATAGGAAATTTATTTCTTGATAATGGGCAAGAAAATATAACAATATGGAGAAATTCTTCAATTGATATTAATGGTACATTTGTAAATGATTCTGTTGAATTAAAATTATATGTAAATAATATTTTAATTAACAATGGTAATTCACCAATTTATAATTTAACATTATTTGATTCCAGTGGGATATTTCCAGTTAATTTAACCTTTGAAGGGGATTCTACTTATGATGCTTTTAACATTGTTTATTATGTAACTTCAGATTTTATTGAATTAAGACTTGAAGGATTTAATAATTCAATTAATGTAGAATTAGGTTCTGGAATAAATGTAATTGCGAATAGTACATTAGGAAATGTATGGATAGATTTTAATCATCCAGAATTTGGAGCTAATTATTCTAATGGGAATGTTAGTATTATTTTAACAGTTAATAATTTCACTAAAAATACTTTTGCAAATGGAAGTACTTCAAATTTTATTAATTATACAAATTTGAGTAGTTTTGATATAAAGAAATTAAATTTTACAACCCACAAATATGATGAAGCAGAATTATTGAAGTTGAATATGAGTTGTGACGGGGAATGTAAAGATGTTTCATTCTATAAAATAAACACTACCAGTTTTGATAGGGCATACCAAGGAGTTTTAAAAGGGAATCAAATTTATTTGAATAAAACTTTTGAAAGTGAGGATTATAGCAATTTAACCTTTTCAAATCCCGGAAGTAAAACAATTTATTTTTATTTAGATGATAATATTGGGGATTTTAATTTTACTTTAGATCTGGTGGGGGCTCTTTATGGGTTTAATTTCAACGATACTTTTGGCAAGTATAATAACATTTCTTCTTCTGAAACAGATGCAATGTTATTTGGAGGATTTATAACTGCAAAAAACACAAGTAAAAAAATAGAAACATATGATAATTTTGATGGAGCTTCACCAGATCAAAGATGGTTACCCGAAGCAGATGAAGATTATGACTGTGTAAATGAAAATTGTTATGATCACACACAAACAACAAGTCAAACTGGAGGATATTTGAGACTTTATACAACTCTTAGTGAGGATTTTGAAGGAACAAATAACGGAGTAGCAACATTAACAAATGATATTTTTGCAAATATAACTCAATTTGATTTGCATGCTACTGACGATATTTGGATGAATATAAGTTATGTGGCTAATGGACATGATAATGATATAAGATGCTATGATAACAACGGAAGAGTTTTTCTTGGGGCAACTCAAGTCTGGCAAAGTGCTTGGAAAGAATGTTCTGGTGAAGGGCGTTTTTGTACCGAAGATGCAGGAATAATAGATAATCAAAATATAATATTAAATATGACTAAGCAACAAAACGGTAGTTGGAGAGTTCAAATAAGTGGAAAAGGAATAGCTTATGGAAGTGAATATAATGATTGGGGAAATTATAAGTGGATGTACAATTGGACAGAGGGAGTTTTAAGTAAGACATATTCTGACCATGCGAATAGTGAAGAAGCAATAGATAACGATTTTTATGTTGAACCAGATTATTTAAATTACGGAATTTATTTTGAAACATACAATAAGGCCTATTGGAATAATGAATATGCCGAGGGATGCGATCTAATGGATATCGATTTTAAAGTCCACGATATTAAAAGATCAGTATCCAAAAGAGATAATACCACAATAGTTTCAAATTCAATTTTTGATTCTGATGGAGATATTGCTAGTGCAACTTTCAATGCGGCAAACCAATATTGGGGAGGAGGAATAAATGGAGAATTTGCCTTTTATTTAAGTGCGGACAATGGAGAAAATTGGGAAAGTGTAACTGAAAATGTTGAACATTCTTTCTCGGATGTTGGAAAACACATCAAATGGAAAGCAATAGTAAATTTAAATCAAAGTGAGGGGGTATATCACAACAACACTTGGTGGATTAGTGGGGTAACAGTCAACACTTCAATGTCAAACCCAAAGAACATTACTTTAGATTTTGGAGGAGAAGGACTTGTTAATTATACTCTTGGAGGAGAAATAAATTCTACAAATGGGACAATTCTAGTGGATTTATCAGATCACAACATTTCAACAGCATTTACTTCAAAAAGGAGTCTTTATGATCATACTTACGAGATCCCCTTAGTTATCTCTTCTGATTCACAAGGATTAATTAGTTTAACAAACTTCAATTTAACATATGATCCAAACCCAATCATACTAAATCACACATCCTTTCAATCCAAGTTGGGTAATTCTTCAGAAGGATTCCTAAATGTCTCAATTCCTGTTGGGACATATGCAGGGAATATAACTTTTAATGATTTTAGTTATGTATACAAAGGAGGAAATCAAACTTATGAAATTATCGCCCATGATGAGAGTTATTCTTTAAATGTTTCTTATAATCTTACATACTTTTATTCAAGTTTTTTAAAGAATTTGCCGTATGATTGGACAGATAAAATATTTGTTATGCCTAGATCAAATAATGAAAAGAACATTTCATTTTACGGACAAACCAGTTCAATACCACTGTTTAATTTGACAACCACAAACTACGGAGGAAGGAACTTAAATTTGACAATAAGAGTAAATGAAACTCACCCATGTATGAACATCACTTGGAATATAACTGGAAATGATAAACCAGAGGGAAATAAACTTAATACGTCCTGGAAAATTCTTTCACCAAATTTAGAATATCTAAATCATACTCAAATATGGTTCTGGGTAGATTTGTATAGTTGTAATGCATCAATTAATAGATTTTTACAACCCCAAATTCAAATTGAATCTGCTTGTGTGGATTGCTTCTGGGAGGCTACATGAGAGATAGCACAGATCTTTTTATTCCAATTCCAAGAACAAGAAATACTCACTGCAAAGTTGAAATTAATGGAGTAGATCAAACTTCAAGAATAGTAAACAGCAAATTTATTTATCCTGCAACAAAAGGAATAGGGACATTCAGTTTAATTGTTACCAATGCTCATGGTCAATTTACGGGGGATTATTCTGCGGGAAACATTGTAAAATTTTATGCAGATAATGAAGATTCAACCACTTTACAATTTCAGGGAATAATAGATTTTGTAAAAGAAGATATTAGTGAGGCTGGCCAATTTTTAGAGATTGAAGGAAGGCACAGAAGCTATTTGTTAACCGAACAATTAATGTGTTATTCTGTAGTAAACAAAAGCCCAGGAGAAATCTTAAAAGATCTCGTGGATAAGTTGCCAGTGGCTTATGGTTTTACTTACACTAACGTTGATGCAGATGATTCACTAATGAGTGTTGAATGGGAATACAAACCTTTTTGGGAATGTATTTTTGAATTGTGTAAGTATGCAAACTTTGATTGTTATGTGGATAATGATTTGGATTTTCATTATTTCGAGGCAAATTCGACAACGAATAAATTGGAGGCAATTGTGGAAGGAGATAATTTTTTAAAAACAATTGGATGGGGAACAGATAACACTTATCAAAAAACAAGAATTACTGCAATGGGACAAGATTCTTCAGGGATCCCAATAATTTATACTGCAGTAAGTTCAACAGAAGGAGATGAAATCAGGGAAAGTTTTCTTAAAGATTCATCTTCAAACACCGAGGACAAAGTTAAAAATTTGGCAGAATTAAAACTATCTCAATTGTCTAATGATGTCCCACAAGCAAAAATAAAATCCTATGGGTTGGAAACAATCACTCCTGGAGAAAATATCTGGATCCTTATCCCAAGACAAAAGATTATGGGACAGTATAAGATTCTTGAGTTTACCCATTCTTTTGGAATTAAGAATGGAGGATGGAGAACCGAATGTTTGATTGAAAAAGAAGAGGTTGGAGTTTCCTCATTAATTCAAGGAGTAGATCAACAAGTAAAAGCAGAAAGAAATCCAAATAATATAAACAAGATGAATTATTCCTGGAATCTTGATTTTTCGATTGATTCTGGAGAGCACAATTCTACCGAATTTGTTGACGGTGCACTTAAAACAGATGGAAGCGCAACAGGAACTTGGGTTAGTGATTTATTTGAGTCCTCTTCGAAAATCACAGCAATAGAACCAAGAATTAAAGGGAATTCTTTGTCTGAAACTCAGATATTTCTAAGTGTGGATGGAGGAAATAGTTATTCAGAAATAGCGGGACCAAGAACAACATCAAAAACAATTAAAAGTGGAAAAAAATTAAAATTAAAAGTGATTTTAAACTCAGCCACGACGGAGATTGATGGGTTGGGATTGTTGTATAATCTTTAAAATTAAATTCACAAATTAAATCCGGAGGTTAAAAATGGAAAAAATAGAAAAAACAAAATATAGTTTTTGGACAGGGTTATTAAAGACTGGAAAGAACTCAGTAGTTTTGTTGGTGCCTTTCGCTATTGCTTTATTAGCTGGAGTGCCAGAAAATTATGCATGGCTTTCAGGGCCAGTAGTTTACATGTTAAAAAACGCATACACAAATAGAGATAAGTAAAAGGGAAATGATCCAGTAGTGAGTAGCCCCATTGATCAACACAGCCTTGCTACTGCGTTTTTTCTTGATTAGCCGAATAACCCTTAACTTTTTCAAATAACAATCTTTATAAGCTGTTTTGGAGTATTAAACTCATGATCAAGCGAATAAAATACCTAACAGCAAGGCTAAAAAAATTCTAACTTAATCTTATTTTTTTAAAAAAAATAGAGGAGGGAAATCCTCCTCACAACACTAATTTTAGAAGATAGATAAATATATAAACTAATTCTTCCTCTTAAAAGAGTATTAAAAAACAAGAGGAAATAAAATCGAACAAAATAAATTAAAACCAAATGAAACAATGTGTTTCTATTGTGGGAATCCAATTGATAGATTAAAAAGTAAAAAGAGATTGTTCTGTACTGATTCTTGTAGGATTAAATATTGGAAAGGAGTTTACAAAAAATTATGGAAGAATGGAGCAATAGAAGTAAACCCCGAGGACAAACCATGTTCAAATTAAATATGGGAATTCAAATTAAAGAGAATTATCCATGAACAAGGAGGTTAAACAAAAATGAATACAAACGATCCAAACGCAGTTCAATGGATTACTCTTGCAGTAGCTATTGTTGCAGTGGCGGCACTTTTCTTAGTTGTTCCTGGCCAAGTAAATAGGGCAGTGAGCGAGATTCCAATGCCTGCCGTACCAACAGCAGCAGATATTGCTAGTGCAGTTGACGTACCAACAGCAGCAGAAGTTGCAGCTTTAATAGTTGTTCCACAAGCACCAATTGCAATAACACCAGAAGTACAAGAAGTTAGTAATAGCCGGGTTGATAGACTTTGCGAATTGACAGAT